TAATTTATCATATGAGTGTTGATGCTTTTGAAAAGCTCAGTTGACTTCGTGTTTATCTTGACAGGTTGAGTTTTGTTCAATAAGATTCTTTCACTTGCCATTAGTTGTTTAATTACCTCTGAGTAACTTTCTTGTACCCAATCCGTGTTTACCTTGATTTGTTGTTTAAGGTTCGTGTTAAAGACTTTTCTTTGTCCTTCGTTAACTGCGTAATTCGGGAACACTTTCTGCATTAGATTGTATTCCGTGTTTTCCATATTGATTGACGTATTTGAAGCCTTAAAGAAGTATTCTCTTTGCCAAGCTCCGTAACGATTAACAAAGTCACATCTCACTGGAGTGTATTTACATTCTTCTTTAGGTTGGAATGTACCTCTCCAAATTGTGCTACCTCCGTTAATTAACTCGAATGTGTTTCCTGCTGCTAAATAACTTGAGTAAACTCTTGGAACGTCTTGAACTGCTGCTGAACCTAAACTGATTGTTGTTGTTGCTCCTGTTGCAAGGTTCGTGTATTTGACTGAATCTCCTGAAGCACTTTCGATTGTAACGTGTCCTACATCACCACTTCCGTTATCGTAGTAATTGTAAGTGCCTGAATCAAGGTGAATCCTTCCTAAGTCGTAATTGTAACCATCCGTGTAATACGTGAATCCTTCGTATGCCTTAAACGTCTGAGTTGAACCTACCTGAACAAATGTAGTTGTAACTTTTTTGTATAGCTTTAAAGCTACGTTGCACCATTGAGCAGTTGGATTGTTAGTCAGTGATGTTACTGTTTGGTTTGTAGCGTGACTGATGAACTCACGAATGTAGTTAGATACATCGTAGTAAGTAGAAGGTGCATTAGATGCAGGTATCTTCTTGCTTAAAGTGTATTGAGGAGATGAAGGCATTGAACCTGTGCCATTCCACAAGAATACTTCTAATTTGGTTTCTACTTGACCTGCTTCATTTATCGTTATGATGTAAGGTGAACGTGCGAAAATTGCCATCTATTTTTGTTTAGGAAATGTTGTTGAGTTAAATAATTTTATTGCATCTATTCCAAATGCTTCTACTAATTGTTCAGGTAAACGCTTAACTGCTGCTTCAAATGGTTTAGTAAAAAACAAGCTCGGTTTGATTCCGTTAAAGTAAACTGAACGTGCGATTAAAAATGATAAAGATTTTCTGCTTTTGAATTTACCTTTATCTCTTGGTGCAAGTCCTTTTCTTACTATCCATTTATCAAATGCTTTAGCAGGAGGCATCTTGTTCGTGTATTTGAAGTCCGTGTTATACTTCTTTTTGATACCTGAAACTCCTTTGTCTTGATAGAATCCGTACTCCTCCATTGAGAATTCCATCTCGAATGAATTAGGATTCGCTTTTACGTTACCCTTAATTGAGTTATACAAAGTCTTAGACGAGTTTTTTCCTAGACGTGTTAGATTAGACTTAGCCTGACTAACTACGTAATCTTTAAACTTGTTTAATTCGTTTTGTAACTCGCTCTGTTGCATTAGCAAATAGTCATTTCGTTTGGTACTACAACATCAAAAGTCATTGTCCATCCTGCCAGTAAGTTCTCAAATCTCTCTGTGAATGGTTCTAATGTAGGGTCTGTTTCAATTACATACTTATCATCCCACAAGTTACCGTGAAGCATCTGTTGGTATGCTCTATTTAAGACTGCGTGTTGCGTGTTTAATACGTCTAGTTCGTTGTTGTTCTCTTGGAATATATCTACAACCTCTGACTTTGAAATGTCAACGATATCCATAGCTAAAATAGATACGTTAAAGCTCATTGTATTATCCCCCAACGTAGAACTATTCACCATTATGTGAGTAAGCGGAAAGATAGTTTGTTTATTCAAGTCTACTTGAAAGATGTCACCTTGTGTAACCGAGTTTACAATTGGGTCACTATCAAAGTGAACTTTTAATTTATTTAGTAAGTCGTAGAATCCTGTCATCTTTTTAAATTGCGTTGGAATTGTCTGTGTTCGATTTCGTTTTTTTGCTTTTCAAAGACGAGATAGGTGAGACATTTAGTAAGTCTAAGCTCGGTAACCTCATCGAATCTTGTAATGTCGCCTTTTGCAAGTCCATAAATTGACTGATACCATCCCCATCGCTTTGCAAATTGAGTTGTTTCTGAAAAGTCGTTGATAGATTCTTGTCCTTCTTCATCTCCTTCTCCAAATAGTTCAGGGTAGCCTGTAATAACTCGTTTCCTAAATTCCAAAAAAAAACAGATGATGCTATTACCACATCCAGTGGAGCGAACTTCATTAACTCTTGGAAGTCAACATTTGGTTCGTAAGGTAAAATATCGTATTTATCTTTTCGTGTTTTCACAATCGGACGATACATTACTGCCATCGCTTTATGATAACTATCCCAATTCGTAAGGTGTGATTCTAAATCCACATACTCCCCAAAAGTAATCGCTTCTAGTTCAGGAATGAATCCAAATTCAATCTCTCCTTCTTCTGCTTTGATTTTAAATCTTGTTTGAAACTTAGGTTTCTCTGAGAATAACTTTGTGAAGTGTGCTATTAGCTCATTCAAGCTTGTTAGCTTCATTTTAACCACGTCTTGTAAGGATATACCACAGAATATCTCTACCATCTTCTGAGCGACAAATTCCTCATCGTTGGAATCTGCCTGAACTTTCAAAAAGTCTTGGTAGTGTTTAAGTGGAATTTCACTTAGGCTTGAAGGTACGTTGATTTCTAACTTCATATTGTTTAAACGATTTATTTATTGTTTTGTTGTACTCGTATCATATCATAAGCAGCACACAACATTTGAAAATGTCTTCTCATTTGCATAGGCTCATCAAAGATAACTTTAATCTTTTTACCTGTCATCACATAAATGTAATCTTCAACTACTGCTTTAAGCATCGGTAAATCATCTGATGTTGTATTGTCCATAGTTCTTATTTAGTCCTAATGTTTCCATCTCGTGATAACGCCAAGCATCTATTCCGTGATTAAAATGGTCAATAGGTATGTTTGTTTTCTCTCCGTCTTTCTTTACGCCCCAACAATAGCTCCTAAGTTCTTTGATTAGGTTTGTACTAGAACTTGTCACTAAGTAGTCCTGTCGTTGCATTACGTCAATTCCGTAGTTGATTGAATCCTTTCCTTTTGTTACGCCTTTAATCATCTTTCCAAAGCGTCTAATCTCTTCTATTGATTTAGGCTCACTGGAGTCAGCATAGATGGTTACGTGATTCGGTAGTATCTTTGCAATGTCGGAGTTTACCATTCCTGTACGATAGCACAACTCATTGATGATTCTCTGTCCGTCGTAGTTGTATACTTCAATGGCTGATGTTGGGTCATTTGTGTAACCAAAGTCTAATCCTATGCCTATCAACCTTGCATCGTTTGGTATGGTGTCGACTGTTTTCCAATTGTTAAATAAGACACCCTCAAGGCTTCCGATTTCTCCTAGTCCGTAAACACGCCACCAATTAGCCCAATAGGAACTTGTTTCGGCTTTTAAGCGATTCTTTTCTATTTGACTTACGATTGATTCATCAAGAGCTTCGTTGTCTTTGTAGGTTAAGATAATGAAATCAGAATCAGGTTCGTCTTTTAGTTCGGTGTGTACCCAAAACTCATTCGCAGGGTTAAAGTCTAGAAATATCTCTTTCTTAGTACGGATGGAAAGCTCATTGTAAGATTCAAAGGTTACGTTGTTACACTCATTGATGTATAAGATGTCACGTCTTGCTCCCCTGAGTTTAGATGCATCATCTGCTGAGAAGAACTCTATTACACTTCCGTTTGCGAATTCGTATCTTAAAAGCGTCTTATTGAATCTTTCGTCATTGTATCTTCCTGTCCATCGCATTACTTTTATAAAGTCTTTTCATGCACCTCGTCTTAGGTGAGGAATGGATTTTGTTACAACCGAAAATACCTACTTGTTAAAATTGCTTCGGATTCGTTTTTTCAGAGCAAGAATCCTGTTTATCGCAGTCGTTCTTTTAAACATATTTATTCTTCTGGGAACAATGGTTGTTCTGTTATGATAGTGCTTTCTACTTTCTCTGTAAGTCCGTTTAAACGTGCAGTAAGACTTGCATTATACTGTCCAACCATACCTCCTGAGATTTGGTCTTGGCGTATTTCTCGCTTTATATGTGTAGAGATAGTACAGAAATCTTCGTATGATTTGCTCGTATTCTCTAAATAGTGACTAACTGTACACTCGAATTTATTGTAGCAGTACACTTCGAAACCATCAATGCTGAGTGGACATTCTAAAGGCTCTGCAACCATATCACCTGAGCGTTGGTTCATTACGTATTTGTATCTTGGGTTTTCTTTCACATACGTTTTGTATGCTTGGAACATTTCTAGTAGTTGTTCAGGACTATCTATCTTTCTTGGTCTTCCTCTTTGTGCCATTTTTTATTTCGTGTTTTTGTGGTATTTAAAATGATTTAAAAATTCGTCTTCATCTATTTCCTCGCAGCACAACAATCCATCTGCGTCTGTTAGATAAACTACATAGTGACATCCTTGACGTTCTAAATATTCGCATAGTTGTTTACCAGCTTCTATCATTTCCTTTCCGTAGTCAACTAAGTAATATCTCATCTTTATTCTGTTTCGTACTCGTTGAATACCTTTTGCATCTTTACAACGATTTCTCTTAAGCAACTTGCACAAGATGTTGGCTCTTGTCTTACTTTGAAAACTCTATTGTAGATTTTAAGAATCATATCTTGTTCACTTGGTTTAATCGTGTTTTTGAACAATACTTGAGTTTCGTTTAGGTAGTTGTATTCCACTTCTGTTAAACACTCAGGTTTGTTGTATGGAAACATTGCATTTAGCTTCTCTTTACGCTCTTTACATCCGCAGTCATCTCCTGCTATGAACTTAACTAGTTTCTTGATACCTGTTGCTTCTGTTATTTGCTCTATTGTATCTC